AATAATCACCTCTAGTCAAAGGTCGCTGTCACTGAAGAAGCAAAAGGCAGGCAGGTGACAATTCTGCTTTTCGGGAGCTACCCTAGCCTTCGCGGGGACTACTTTAGCATTCTATAACTCAATGACCTTGCAAGTCCACCCTGCTTTGAGCTTACCCCAGCCATGAAGCTCGATCTTCCAACCTGCTCGCAGGATCGCTGGTAAGTGTTCACAGTCTGCAATCTTCTTAACCCTTGCCTGCACATTGCCGCGCGTGGTTGTCTGCACCAGCAGCGTCTCGCTGTCTCTGATCGCCAATATATCGCCGATGTTGAACAGGTCCTGCCTGATCCTAGCGTGAGGATTCCATCGCTCGACGATCTGGCAGAGATAACCTCGCTCTCGCAGTGCTGCTAGCGATCTCTGAGTTGGACTAACGGATGAATGGCGCTTTTTAGGTGGCTGAGTGGTTGTAATTGTCGTCACGATGACAGTCCTTCGCGGGGAATTGAGGGAATATACGTCTACACCAACAGACAAACACGGGGTCAACATGAAAATCGTACTTACAAAAGAACAGCTTTGCGAAATCCTAAAGCAATACTTCTACGACGAGCATAACGTGCCGCCGTACAAAACAGAGATTACTTTCGACTGCTACAACGAGACCGACTTTTGCAAGATCGTCTACACCGAGCACAAGCATGGACTATGACTGGTGGCTTGACAGACAACTTTATCAACACGACAAGGAGCGAGAGAAAAATGAGCGAGAACAGCTGGAACGACAGAGAGACGAACCTGGAGAAACCGAACCCGATAGTCGAGTGGTTGCTGTGCGCCGCTCTCGGTATTGCCCTGGGTGTCCTAATGTTTTTCTTTGTCAGATAGGCGGATGCTATGAAATTCAACGAACTAAGGATGATCAATGTTAAAGACAAGATCGAGAAGAAGAACAATCTCTCGTATCTGTCATGGGCCTGGGCTGTAGATACGTTGTTGCAACACGATCCGACTGCGAGCTGGGAATACAAACCGCATCAGACATGGAACGATACGGTAATGGTCTTTTGCGAGGTCAAAGCGTTCGGTGTCTCTCGCACCGCTCAGCTGCCGGTGATGAACCATCGCAATCAACCTATTGCCAACCCTGACGCTTTCCAAGTCAACACCGCGATGCAAAGATGCTTGGCAAAGGCAATCGCTTTACATGGAATCGGTCTGAATATCTACGCTGGCGAGGATTTGCCAGAGGGTGCAGAACCAAATACAGAATCTGTAGAACCTGTCGCAGAATCTGATAGCGACCACCTCACGAAGTTAGCAAAGGCTGAGTCTATCGAGGACTTAAAGCAGATATTCGCTGCCGCTTACAAGGCGAGCAAAAACGATCCTAACATGATCAAGAAGCTCGAAGAAGTGAAGGACAAGCGCAAGAAAGAGCTCACCGAGGTTAAGAAATGAACCAGCAGCAGATACTCGATGCCGCAAAGCGATCAGGTGTGCTTATCTCTGGCCGCGATGAGTTCCTAAAGGCAGTAGCCCAGTTTGGCAAGTTGCTTATAAATAGGGCAGCGCCAAGACCGCTGACAAAAACGCAGCAGGCTTATCTTGCAGAGCTCGATGATTGGAAATCATTGCAAGAGCTAGCCGATAAGTTCAATTGCACACCACAAAATGCCTTAAAGATTGTCAGGGTTTTGGAAGCAAACCGACTTATAAGCAAAACGAAATTATTTAAGCGCAGGACTGACAAAGGCGCATGGGCCTATTTCTACAGGATCAACAAATGAACAAAGTTATTGAGATGAGCATTCAACAAGCAATCAAGCTGCTCGAAGCCACAAAGTGCGGTTATGCAATCGTCATGCCTAACGGTGAGCGAGTGCAAAATCAAGCATTCGAGAAGTCTAAAAAAATAAAACGAGGGTCGCTGCTGCGATATTACAAGCCATTTTTTGACAACGTGCAGGTCGGTGATGTCGTTGTCATACCTTTTGGTGAGCATGACAGAAAAGCTCTTGCTTGCTCGGCCACGTCTTGGTGCAGCGCACATTGGGGCAATGGGTCTTACAAGTCGTGCTCGACCGATTCGGCGTTAGAAATCCTTAGGTGCTCTTGATGAACATAAACCGATTCGAAGAAGATTTGATCGACGGGATTCAGGCTGCACGATGTCGCAAATTGCTCTGGGCTGTGATTGAGTTGGCTGTCGATGACGGTTGCAAAATTCCTAATCGAGTCACGCCGCAAGATGATGCAGTCTCAGCTATGCGTTTTTTGATGTCTGATGATATCGACGGTTATCTGATGTGGCTTGATGTCAATGCCGGAGAGTTCAAGCGCCGGTTGCTGGAGGCTATGTACTCGGAGAAGCAAAACAAGTTCGAGGAAAGCTCGAAACGTGCTTTTCGATTCAATCACAAATGGTATGTCAGAAATGCGAATCATACTAACCACTGAAAACGACCGCGCAAGGGCTTTAGAGGCCATACAAGGCGCTGAATTGGGCCTGATGGTAACTATCATCAAACCACCTCGAACAGCGACTCAGAATCGCTTTTATTGGGCTTTGCTGACTGCTTGCTCGGAGCAGTTAGTCGCTGGCCGGTATTCTCAGGAAATCTGGCACGAATGGGCAAAGTCTCGATTCTTAGGCTCGGAGATGATCGAGTTGCCTGGAGGCCAACTTAAGGAGGTGGAAGCAAGTACAACGATGTTGAACACGGAGTCATTTACTAACTATGTTGAGCAGATTCTGGCCTACGCGCTAGAAAAAGGCTTGATCTGGACCGACGAGATGAAGGATTCAGAGCTTGACCTTGTGAAGCTCGGCATCAGAAAACAATAAAGGGTGAAAATGGATCAGAGAACGGTTGAGTGGTATCAAGCGAGGCTTGGGCATGTTACAGCGAGCAGGGCTAGCGATGCGATTGCAAAGAAAGGCACCGCGACCAGGCGCAACTATGCAATCCAGCTCGTCACGGAAAGACTAACCATGTTGCCCATTGAAGGGTTCCAGTCGGCAGCGATGCAATGGGGTGTTGAGCAAGAACCCGTCGCCAGGGCTTGCTATGAGGCCCATACAGGCGTTTTTGTAGAGCAGACAGGGTTTCATACCCACCCGTCGATAAAATGGCTTGGAGCATCGCCGGACGGGTTCGCTGACGATGGTTTGCTAGAGATCAAATGCCCTAACAGCAATACTCATGTAGATTATTTACTCGCCAAGGAGGTTCCAGCAAAGTACAAGTCTCAAATGCTTACTCAAATGCTCGTGACTGGGCGAAAGTGGTGCGACTTTGTCTCGTTCGATCCACGACTGCCTGAGCACTTGCAGTTATTCGTTATTCGATACGAACCAAAGCCAGAGGATTTCAAGATCATCGAAATTCAGCTTACTAACTTCCTGGCCGAGGTCGAACAAATGGAGCAGCAGCTATGCCAAAAGAACTAACAGGATCACTTAGCAAGAACAAGAAAAAAGAGAAGGAGCAGCACCCAGATTATCGAGGATCTGCAACCATTGCAGGCGTTGATTACTGGATCAGCGGATGGACTAATGAGGGTTCCGACGGGAAATATCTTGGCTTAAAGTTTCAGCAGAAAGATGAGCAAGCCAGACCAGCTAAAAAGGCATCCGACGATGACGACATCCCATTCTGACTGGCGAGAGCTGCTAGCAAGCCAAGCTAGAAAAGAGCGATTCAGACCTGTGGAACAAATCTGGGCTGAATACGGATGGCAACCGCCTTCTACGCACTGTGCGGATACGATGGCAAAGCATAAGGCGTTTCGGGAGTGGTCGATCCGTGGCATCGTGGATCAACCTTATCAAGCAAGTTAAGTCGTCAGACGTGGAAGAAATAAGGGCAGCGTATACAAAAGCGTTGCCCTTTGTTGTACATGACTGGGCGGTAATGGTCTTGCGAGCGCCTAAAGCGAGACGTTTAGACCTGCTAGAGAAGATCAACAAAGTGCATGGCGAGCATATTGGGCAGATGGTGCGCGATAAGGTTATTGTTTTGCACAAACTGCGCTCACATAACCCTGAAGGCCAGACAGTTTGACGCTTACTTGGTCAGCCTCTGCCGCCATGCTTGCAAGAGTTTCTGCACACGCTCGGAAAAGCTCGCGCTCTGTTGCTCCATAAGCTCCGGTGGCGGTGGCGGTATCTTTGCTGGCTGACTCACTACGGGTAGCGAGCGAGTGGCGCAGCTGCTCAAGCTCAGACAGATTAGCAGTGGCAGCACTAGCCGCCTGACGTTTAGTTTGGGCATATTTAACCTCGGCTTGGTGTTTCTCGGCTGTAAGTCGCTGCTCGGTCTCTCTGGCTTGCTGCTCTAGCTCGATGATGTGATTTTGCTGTTCGATCATGGCACGATCTAGCGCAGACTTGCCAATGCCTCGACCCATCCAGGCAGCAGCGCCGTGTGTGAGAACGAGCGTAACGATAAGAGCAACGAGTCGCCAGTCAGTCATGCTTTTACCCCTACGCACTTGCGGTATTCGTCTTGCCTGCGCTTGGTAAGCCCTGCAAGCGTCTTGCCTTGGAACTTATTCCATTTCAGTAGCTCTTTGCAGGCTCCTGCGTAATCCCTTGCTTTGAGCTTCTTGACTAGCGTTGATTTGCAAGCAGCGCCTGATCCTACGTTGTAGGCCCACGAAATGTAGGCTTCCCACTCGTGCTGGTGCAAGGGAACGTCACCGATGCAGGCCTTCATCTCTGACTCAAACCGATTGACATGCTCGCCTAGTCTAATAAGAGCTCGAACCGGATCAGTCCTGTCTGTGGGTTTAACGTTGGTAGCGTCACCAAATCCGATGGTTAGCCGGTCGCCTTTGACAGGAATGATCGGACGGTCGGAGTAGCCCTCGTGAACAGCGATGCCTATCAGGGCTGCTGCACTAAGCGATAGGCTTGCAATGGCTCTACGCAACGGCTTCCCCTCGGAAATATGCAGTGCCGTCTATCACCTCGACGAGCTCCGGCGGTAAGAGTAGACCATCTCTAAAGTGCAATACAGCAAAGCCAGAGCACCAAGGCATAGGATTGTCCTCGGTGTATTTGAACTGGTTTCCGCCAGGATCGGCTAGCATCCCTGTGCTTACACCATAGCGTCTGCCTCGGTAGTCGCCCCAGCCTTTGACTTCGAGCAAGTGCGTATGACCGCTTACTGTAGAAATGCCAGCCTTCAGGACGTTGTTATAACCGCTGTGGATGCCTCCATGCTGGAGCCTGTGCTTGACCATGCAAAGGTCGTTAACCATGACTGACCAGCTTACAGACCACTCAGGAATATGATCTTTAAGACATGTTCCAGCAATCCCTCTGAACTCAGGAACCGAGCCAGCTAGCTTTCGATCAAATCGGATGTCATGGTTGCCAGTCGTGCGATGCAGAAACGTTCCTAGTCCTTTGCAAGCCTTCACAATCTTATCCATGTGCCATTGCACTGCTTCGAGCTCATCGCGCAGGCTTGCTACAGGTTCCCAGTCAGCAGGTCCGTACTTGCTGATGCTGCCGCCATCGAGGATGTCGCCGTTCGCAATGATTGCTTTAGGCTTGAGCGTCTTAATCAGCTTGAGCAGCGCGTTAAAGCCTACAGATGGCTCGCCAGGCATAAAGTGAGCATCACTGAAAACAAGGACATAGCCTTCTACTTCCAGCGTCGCTCGCCTGCGATTCTCATGCAGCGTAAAACGCCCGTCTTTAGTAGGCAGCAGGATGTTGTATTTTTTCTCAATAATCCTGCGCCGTTCGTAAACGTTACGCAAAGCAACGCCGAGACGGTCTGCAATCTTGGTCGGACTGCCTAACTCTTTCCAGACTTCGATGAAGTATTCATCTTCTGACTTTTTACGCACTTCCAAGCCCCTCGCTCGACGCTGATAATCATCTTGCGAGGGATTACCAAAGTCTGAGCAATAGCGTCATCCGTTATGGATTGACAAATCTTCAAGCCCTTTTCGTTCTCAGCTACTAAGTATCCAACACTGACAATGACAGGTACTTGAAACGCTTTGGCTTTCTCTAGGCTCTCACCCCAGCCTAGTGTGTCGTGAGCAGCATCCTCCCAAACAACTTTAACTATCGGAGGATAAATCCGCATTCTTCTTGTCTTTTATAGCGTGATACCACTTCCAGACAAGCCAGCCGGACTGTAACACAATGTAGATCAGCGTGGCAATGGCAACCCATTCGTTGATCGTTATGCCGCCAACGGTTACAGCGGTGGTGATCGCAATCGGAGGAGCAGCTTTTGCGGCTTCGGTGATTACGTCCGATTTTTGCTCTGGTGTCATATTAAACGCTCATTAGATGCCTACTGAATCCCAGCGCATTGCATTTCTAAGACATTGAGCATCAAAGACGCTTTTTTGTGCTCAATAATGTGCTCCGCCAGCAATTGCTCTAACCGTTGTTTGAACTCTTGCATTGTCGGATCATTCCCTATTTGCTTGATAGCAAGCTCAAAATTTTCTATGTTGATTGCGTAATCAACAACTTCTTTTTTGCGAGCAGTTAGATTGGCAAGCAATACATCTTTTTTGTAATCGTCCATGATTAACCTCTACTTAGAAAAAAACGCATCATAGCCAACGCCGTTAGGTAACGTCGAAGGATCGCTAAATTTTGTTCCAAATCCTGAATTAGACCAGTCATAAACCGAAACATACGGGGAACCATCATGCGCGACTGCTAATGCTTTGTTGGACTTTGAAAAACTTACACCATTTCCAGTAGACGGTGGCAAAGTCGATGGGTTACTAAATTTTGTTCCAAATCCTGAACCGGACCACGGATAAACAGATATGAATGGACTGGTTGAGTGAGCTATAGCTATAGCGTCACCAGTGCTTGTAAACGTTACGCCCTGCCCGCTTCCTGTTGGCAACGTAGTCGGATTGCTAAACTTTGTGCCAAATCCAGCTCCAGACCAGCTATATACAGCAACATAAGGACTAGTGACATGTACGGTAGCAATGGCATTATCTGATGCAGTAAAGGCTATGCCATTACCTTGGCTTGGCGGTAAAGTAGCAGGGTTGCTAAATTTAGTTCCAAATCCAGCCCCAGACCAAGCATATGCAGCAACGTAAGGGCTCGAAATATGAGCGACTGCCACAGCATTGTCAGAGTTCGTAAATGAAACGTCATAACACTGACCAGGTGGCAAAGTTGTTGGGTTAGAAAACTTAGTCCCAAAGCCAGACGCAGACCACGGGTAAGCTGAAATATAAGGGCTAGTAAAATGTGCGACGGCTATAGCATTACCAGATGAAGTAAAAGCCACTCCTTCGCCATTTCCAGCTAAGGCAGTTCCAGGATTGCTAAATTTAACCCCAAAACCGTTAACTGAAAAAGGATAGGTGGAAATATATGGCAATGAGGAATGCGCTACAGCTAAAGCGTCAAAATTATTTGTAAACGCAACGCCATTACCAGAAAGGGTAGGTAAAGTTGCTGGATCAGAAAACTTAACCCCAAACCCTGATCGAAATAATGGATAAACCGAAACGTAAGGCGTACTGTTGTGAGCCACGGCAAGATAGCCAAGGCCGCTATCGCCAATGCTTGCTAAGATACCTTGCAGGATGCCTGTCATGTCAATCCCGTTCCGCTAATAATCCATTCTGTGCTAGTGATCTTTATTGCAGTGGCGATACCGTTAGCTGTTAACGTCCTGCTTCCTGTCGTGCCTGCGCCAGCTAGTCTCATAGTATCTGTATTAATTGATATTGTGACTACGCCAGCGCTGTTTTGATTAATAATTGTGATTGCAGTGCCGACTGGAAAAGCAACGCTGCTATTAGCAGGAATCGTAAATGTTCTAGCCGTCGTGTCTGCGCTTGGATGCAAGATATGTTTGCCAGCATCCGCGAGCACTAGCGTGTAAGCGCTCGACTGTGAATTTTGCGGCATATTTAAGAAACCGACCGTGTAATCGTCGCTCGGGTCTGGGAATGTAACGGTTCGGCTTGCAGATAGCGCAGAAGGTCTGAAATTTAACCTTCTTGAGCTTGATCCATTATCAGCGCCACCAATATTGATCGCGTCTTTTGTTGAGTCAGACCTTCCAAAGGTTTGTCCGGAATTATTAAGGAAATTATTTGAATCTGTATTTAAGACGTTTCCAAATCCAGCGACTAAAGCCCAGTTGGTAGAATCAGAGGATGGGTCGGTAGTTCCTGCGCCAGCAGATTTTCTTCTGTAAATGTAATAATTTACAGGTGACCACACTAAATCGCCTTCTGCGTAAGTCGTGCCTGATACCCATTTAGCAGCACCTGCGGCAGCTGCGGCAGCAGCAGCGGATACAGCAGCATTAGTGGCATCAGCATTAACATCGACTGCTAGCGCATTTGCTTCGGTTGCAAAGGTCGGCAGAGCTGCAAGAAATGTATCTGCTCGGCTCGCAAAGTTAGCTGGATCATCACGCGATGGAGGTGTTGGTAGCGCAGTGATTGTCATATCAATCCTTCGATTTCAAGCCTACACAGTGAACGGGTAGGGTAACTAATGTCAATACTAAAATCTCGATAAAAACCATAAACAACAAGCGGTTGATAATCCACGCTTTCTGATCCGATGAAAACAGACGGAACTGCGCGAACGTCTGCAAGCAATCGCTGTACTGTTCTCAAGCTCGTATTATCAAGCAAAAAAGTAGCGCTCATGCGTTTGCTAAAAGCTCGTTCGGTAAAAGTGACTACGCCTGTCGTAGGGTCTGTGTCCTTGCGCGAGTAGTCAATAATTCCAATGGTTGCGCCTTGTTCAGTTCCGTAATCGCCTAGTGTATAAAGCGTACCAAAGATTAATTCTCCTATCGCAACAGTCCCAACGCCTGTGATCGTGACTGTAATCTGCGAGTTGAGTCGCAAGGGTATACCGGTGACAACAAGCTGATCCTCAAATATAAAAGGATCGAAAAAGTATTCGTACCAATCATCAACAACAGATGTTTCAAGATCGAAAGTTTGGTCATAAATAGGTGGGCTTGCTCCGCCATCGGTCACAATAATTTGCGCGGATGTGCCTGCGATGTTCATCAGAGCAATGGCATCTACCCAGTTAGGATTAGGCTCAATGCGGATCGTCAGACTTGTTGTCGATGTCGTTTGCGAAGAGATTTGACGATCAAATGCAGCGCATTTGTTGCATACGCCTAAGTCTTGCCATTTCGTCGCGTCTGTACCTGGTGTAGAGGTGTTGCTGCTAACTAGGCTTACAAAGATGTGATTGACTGTGTAACCGGTGTATGCAACCGGATACAATACCTCGTCATCTTTTGCGTAACTGGTGCCACTGGCCCAGGGCGATGTTGGCTCAGGGGCATCGTTGTAGATGACCATAGAAGGGTTGTAGTTTGATGGCTTTAGAAGTTTCATGCCGCCACCGTCTCTAATGGCTGACCAGCGTCAGTTCGCACGATCAATCCGCGCACATCCCAGTTATCCTGCAAACGGGCCATCTTCGCACTGTTGATCGCGGTCGATCTGGCCTCGGCTCTAAGTTGCACTACCTCATCGCGCAATGACCTGATCTCAGCAGCAACAACATTTTCGCCCCCAATCGCTGGGTTATATTGTCGAGGAACAACCGCTTCGCCCTCATGCAGCATTGCGATCATGTCTTTTGGTATAAGGTTTGTTCCTGTTGCGAGTGCGGTCAGCCCTTGGTCGCTTGATTCAAGTACGCCACCTCCAACTCCGCTAGAACCTCCAGGATTCAACTTGTTGTTGGTGTAAGGCGATCCAGGAATTTTAGCTAATGCATCAAGCGACGCAAATTCAATCTCTTTTTGGAATTGATCTAAAGCATCAGTTGGATTGATCGTCTGATTGAATTGCCATGCACCAGGATTGTCGTTAGGGACTACGTCGCCAAACCTTGTTCCATCGTTCCATCTACCACCTAAAAATGTCCCACCTTTGCCATTCTTCGAGCTCTCAATCCCAGCGTAAAGCTCATAAACCTTAAGCCCTGGCTTTATGGAATTGCCGCTTAAATTTAATTCCTGAGCTAGCTTGTTGAGCTCATCTTGCATTTGATTCGTGTAACCGATTTGACCGCCTGATGGGCCAGCGAGAAACTTAGCGCCAGACTGATCCCAGATGTATCGCCCGCCCTTGCGAGTTTCGCCGCCATCTAATACCGATGCCGCTATAGCCGCCGCCGCAATCGCCAATCCTGCTGGCCCAATCGCGGACGCAGCAGACGAAATGCCTGAGCTTATCGATCCAAGCAATCCACCTCCGGCAGCAGCACCCGCCGCTCCAGCACCTTCTCCCAATACAGCTAAACCACCAAGACCGGCAGCTCCACCAGCGGCACCAGCGGCAACAGCACCACCAGCAGCCACGCCAGCAGCGCCACCAGCAACAACACCGCCTGCTCCACCACCAACGGCGCCACCTAATCCGATAGATGTCATAAGTGAATTGACGACGCTACGCACAGCTAAAGTGATTGGAGCGGTCAGCGCAGTAAGGCCGCCTGCAATGCCATCCATGAACGGC